TATGACGATTGCGGTAATGCGTTTCAATAGGTTGCCTTCCGTTTGTCCGATATATAACCCGCACCCAAGGAGGGGAGATGCGGGGGATGTTCCATGCGCCCGCCGAGGTCGCAGAACGATCCGTCCTTCAGCCTAGTCGGTGAACTGGCAATGAACTGTCTTTTGCGAACCCTATGAACTAAGGGTTTCGGGGCTGCAAACCTTGATTCCACGCACCATTGCCACAGGGATGTGGAGAATGTGGTCGAGGTCGCCGTCCTCGGTTTCGGATTGGTACACGGTGACATGGTCTTTTTTCCCACCATCACAGGTGGCCAATAAGAACCCGCATGTCTTGATGATGTATTCGTCTTGGTCGATGTCGGTGATTGGTGTCCAACCGATCCCACCAGAATGTGTGTCAGCCCACGTCACCAACACAATCGGATTCATGAGTTGCCTGCCAAATAATCTACGCCGCGCCACCTTGCCCAACCGTCACGGATGGGTACGAGTTCAAGGTTGAAGTCGCCGTCACCAGGTTCGTACTCAACAACTGCCAAGCCTTGTTGCCAGTCTTCCGACCGATACAACGGTCTGCCATCAAGGTCGTGGCCGCCACGAGTGGATGGCACAGCTCCATCTGTTCGTGCCAAACATCCTGGAGACGCAGCCAAGATCGTTCTCGCACCGTCGTAGTCATCTCTAGTCCGTTCAGCCCATTCACGCCGGTGGATGTGACCGAAGATCACTGAGGTCTTTTGTGTTGCCAAATACTTGTGGGCAGTCGAGCCACCTGATGCGACCTTGTCGCCGTGAATAACGTGCAGGCGTTCGTTCACCCAATGCACTCCAGTTGGGTAGCCGCTCAGGTACTCGACTTCGGACTCGTCAAGCCTGCACAGATATGGCACTGACATGACAGGCCAGTCGTGCGGTGTGTGTCCACGTCGAAGCCCGAAGGCTGCGGAGGCTGAGTCGAGGATCATGTTGCCGAGGCGTTCTTCGTGGTTGCCTGCTATCCAGATGATGCGGGCTTTCGGTGCGAGCGTTCTGATCTGGGCGCATAGTTCGGTGGCACGGTCGATGGCGGCTTGGGTGGTGCGGGCGAAGGCAGGGGTGTAGCGGTATTTGCCAAACTCGCAAAGGTCTAGGTTGTCGCCGACGAGGACGACTTGTGAGGGTTTGGCTGCTTTGACGATGGCTAAGGCGCAGGTGATTGCGTCTTCATCGTGGATGGCTTCTAGTGTTCCGTTGGCTTGATGAAAGTAGCCGATCTGCATGTCGGGCAGGATGACTGCTTTCTCATACACACCGACGGTGGGTGGTTGGATGTTGAGTTTGGGGACTGTGTACCGTTTGCCTGGTGTTACCACTGGCCATGCTGGGGTGAGTCCGTTGCGGATGGTGTCAGCGAGCGACATTGGTTGCCCGATATCTGGTGATGATTGAGCCGTGAAGTGTTATCCCTCGCGCTTGGAGGGCTTTGATGATTTGGGCTGGTGTGATCGTTGGATCAATCAGGGCTTCTAGTAGGTCTTTGCCGTCTTGGTCGTTGAGTCCAGCAACGATTTCGCTGATTCGGTCACGCCTTTTTTGTGGGCTTTCTTGCCGTATTTCGTTGAGAAACTTGCCCACTGTTAGTCCCCTTGAGATGCCAGTCGATGTGTGAATCCAACTTAGTGTCGATCTTGTCCACATTTCCACCGATGGTGCGGATTGCTTCCATCACCGTTGCGTGGTCTTCGTGGTTCTCTTTGCGGAACGCCATCATCAGCGTTGTCAACACAGTGCCAACCAAGCCGATTAGAGCTGCGAGAACGATTCCCCAGTCCATCATGCGGGGAGTGTCGCTTCATAATCGAGGACGGCTTGAGGCATGGCTTGCCCTTCAGTGAACCGAATATGCCAAGGCTCAGCACCAGGCATCTCCACAACCTCATGGCTAAAGCCGAAGCGTTGCTCGTTGGCAAGCAGCCAATCCATCACTTTCTTGTTGCCAGTATTCGCAATATCTATGGCAATACCAAGCATGTGACGTGAGCAGGTCTTTGGGTCGTCGTTTGGTGCAGCTAGTGGTGCGTTGCCAGGCTTGAGGTACCACTTCTCACCATTCCAAGTTCGTGTCGAGGCATTGGGCAAAGGGGTCTTGCTGTAGCGAACGACGAACCCAGCGGTCTGTTGTTGGATGCTGCGGAATGTGTCGCCGCTGGAAGTCGGAGTCAACTTCACACCGTCAGCCTTCGCAGCCGCAATCATTGCCTCAACTGCACGAGCTGCACAATGGTGCATCATTCCGCCACAGGACAGTCGACGCAACATTGGTGTTGTGATCTCGGACGGCTTCTTGCCTTTGAGATGTTCACAGAACTTGATCGGCACCACAGGCCAAGGCATCTTGGTCATGGCTACTTCTTCTTTGCGCCGAACGCCTCATTGATTTCTTCCATGCTGAGGTTGCCGTCAAGCGATGCGGCGGCCAACTTCTGAATCACGGTTGCGCAAGCTGCGAATCCGGCAAGACATGCCGATTTCCAGATGGCGAGTTCGGGGGCTAAAACTGCCGAGCCGCCCACGATTGCTAGTGCTGACGATAGGAACACAGCCACAATGCGGCTAGCGACATCTTGAATCTTCTTCATGACTTGTCTTCTTTCTTGGTTAGGACACCCACAAGATGAAGACACAAAGTTCCAACCGTCACCCAGATGGCAAGCTGCTGGGTGAACCCAGACAACGTGCCAATCGTGATGATGGATGCGCCGATAGTCCAGAGGAGTGCGTGAATCTCGCCCCAGAATCTCATTGTCGTCTCCGTAAAGTAGGCGCAGGACTTGCCGCTAATAGTACCGCACCCAACGCAACTAACGCACGACGCTCAGACACAGGGATGCGTGAATCAACCGGAACATAACTATCGGCGAACCCTGAGAAGATATTCAACACCGACTCAAACGCTTCACGCACCTCAGACGGCGCATCCTGCACCGCAGCGACAACCTCAGCAGCTTGCTCCACGCTCAACTGCTCGGTGCTGATCTCATTGAACAACGCCTCAGCCTGAACACTGGTAATGGCGGCAAGCACTTCAGGGCTTGAGACGAATGCTGCGGCTTGGCTGGTGTCTAGGTCTTTGGTGATGAGGTCGTCGACTAGGGCAACGATTTGTTCTTCGGTTGCTTCGGAGAGCTGTTCGATGACGGCATCAAACTGTTCTACGGTCAAGGCTTCTTTCACGTCTGGTGGGGCTGGGGCGGTCTGGGGTGGCGGTGGTGCGGTGTCAGGGATTGGGAGTGTCTCGGGGGCTTGTGGCGCGTCTGGTGGGTTTGTGACGAACGGTATCGTTTGGGTTGGAGGAACAGTAGGGTTTGTTTCTAGAGGTTGTGATGCTGTTTCTAGTGGACTTGGTTGTGTCTCTGGTGGTGTGGGTTCCGTATCTGGTGGTGCTGGCATCGTTGTGGGTGGTGGCTCAACCGTTGCAGGTGGCTGCGCTGGCGGTGGTGATACGGGTTCTGTGGTGGTTGTGGTTGGGACAACCGTCAAGGTGGTAGTTGTTGTTACTTGAGTTGTTGAAGTTGTAGTCGTACTTGACGTGGAGGTTGTTGATGAAGACGTTGTTGATTGTTCTGGCATGGTCGGCTCTACTTCTGGCAATGTTGTTTGGGGTGCGGAAGAAGTAGACGACTGAACCGTTGTGGACACATTGACAGTTGTTGTGGTCACATCAGTTGTTGTTGAGGCCGCAGGACTGGTGGTGAACGCTTCGTCCGGCACAATCTCCCACTGACCGTCGTCAATCTTCCAAGCCAACATCAGGCAGGCACCACCACCATTCTCATACATAAAGAGTTGAAGCGGAACACTTGCAGCCTCAAGGTTGAGATTGCCCGACATCGTCCAGGTGCAGCCTTGGTCATACCAAACACCAAACGTGTTGCCACCAATCGTGATCTCACCACCATCATCAGAAGCCAACATGAACTCAATCGACTCATGCACAGGGATCGTGATGAAGCCCGTCAGATGCACCATGAACAGATCATCAGGACAACCCTCAACCGGCTCACCGTCATAACTGCGATTGATATTGTTCTCAACCTCACTCGCACACAACGTATACAAACTCGTTGACTGCTGAGGCGGTATCTCGTCTACAACGTAGTAAGAGGCATCCAAGCCTTGAACCGCATCAGCACGAACAACAAACGGAAAGAAACTGAGAACTACAGCAGGGAGAACTATCAGCCAGCGTGTGAACCGCACATCACTTAGCCCAGTAACGCGGCGGCTTCATCTGCTGTTAGTCCAAGTTTGTCAAGGACTGCCTGCCGTGCGGCAACTTTATCTGCTTTCGCTTTTGCTTGTTTTTCTGCTTCGGCTTGTTGTGCGTCAAACGACTCGGCTTCCTCATCGGTAGCGTCACGCACTAAATTGTCTATTTGGATTTTGTAGCCCATCGTCATTGTCCTAACTGTTTGCGTATCCGTAAACTTTTATTGTGCCGCCTGTAAATGTGCCTGTTGAAGCAGTAATGGTAAACGCCGTGTAACTTGTTGTGTCGTTTAAAAAACCGTTTGCAATTCGCATAAATTCAGTAGTTTTTAACGCAACTGAATTGCTAACAAAATATGTTTGATCGCTTGCAAATGGCATTGAAATGTCGCTAATTGCAGACAAACCGTTAGTTTCACCTAAACCGAATACCCAAAATGCTGTATTTGCTTGACCTGTTGCACCAGAAAGGCCAGCAAAACTAACGTCCCAAACACCTGCGTAATAACCTGTCGCCGTAGCACCCAAAGTCAATCGCAAAATATTAGATGCACTTGCAGCGCCACCAGAAACAACAATTTTGTAATTGTCGTATGTTGCACTAAACGCGTTAGATACCGTAACGCTAGAAACTGCTGTTCCAATAGTTGTGCTACTAATCAATACTAAGCCGCTTGCACCGACTGGTTGCCAAGCCGCGCCATCGTAATACTGCGTAGCGTTGGAATCTTCTAGATAGGCGAACTGGCCTTCTGCCAAAACCTTCTCGCCACTACCGCCAAAAGCGTCATTGCGTGTCGCTGTACCGCTGAACACAGGGATGCCAGAGTTCGTGATGTTCATATCCGCTGCGGTCAGGGTCTCTCCTGACACATACACGGGGACTGTAGTTACTGCGTTGGCTCCCATAAGTACTCCTATCCTACGACATTCTTTGTCTTGTTTGTCATGACTTGAATCTCACATAAACTATGCCGCTACTGCCGGCACCACCTGCAAAGTTTCCGCAAGTGCCTCCGCCGCCTGAACCTGTGTTGGCTGTTGCTGAGTTTCCTGTGCCTGTAGTTTTGCCTGCGTTGCTGTTTGCCGAACTATTGCCTCCAGCGCCTCCAGCGGTTGAACCTCCTCCTCCGCCGCCTGTCGCAACAAATGAGGCCGCGCCGCCGATGAATGCGCTTCGGTCGTATCCGTTTCCACCTGCGCCAGCCGTGTTAGTAACCGCGGCTGTCCCTGCCACCGAAAAACCTCCGCCCCCGCCGCCTGCTTCAGTCGCACCTGCACCACCAATTTTGCCAGCATTTTGGTCAATAGTTGTTGCTGGCGGGTTTGTAATTTGTCTGCCACAACCGCCATTGCTTGCACCTAAAGTAGTAAAACTATTTGGTCCAGTAGTGCCCTGACCAGCACCACCACCAGCGACAGATAACAAAGTTCCTAAACTTGACTTAGCACCAAAAGTTGCAACCGCAGCATCAGCTGCACCTCCAGCCCCACCAGCACCGACATCTGCCGTATAGGTTGTTGCGTCAAGATAAACCGTAGAAATTAAAACACCACCAGCACCACCGCCGCCGCTGCCAAGATTTCCAAAACTAGAGTTTCCGCCACCAGCCCCACCACCACCCGAAACCAACAACACATCAAACAAGCCAGCCTTGCTGACCGTCAATGTTCCATCAGTAGTAAAAGTCAACAACGTGTAATTTATGCCGCCAACCGTAATACTTGACGAACTTCCACCGGTTGCCGCCCCATAAGTTGCACCGCCACCGCTAAAAAAAGTGAAGACTGACGCTGACAATGCTACGAGTGTGCCACCTCCGTGTTGCGCCAATGCAAGTGATCCTGATGTGTTGATTGTTACGCCTGCACCAGCCGTGATCGTTGACGTGCCTGCGCCTTTGTTAGCGATGAAGATTGTGTCACCAACACCAAATATCGAGTTGTTGATTGTGACCGTGTTTGCTGTCGCCACATTCATGACAATGCGTTTGCCGACATCACCTAGCACAGCCGTATAGGAAGCGGTCTGATCGTTGATCGGAAGAGTCGTAATCGCATTCATTTGTGCGCTAGTCAACTTCTGCCCGAAAGTGAATGGGAAAGGTGTTGCCATGATTCTCCTATGTTAGTGCAACATTTGCAGCATCAAGTTTTGATGTGTCAAGTATAAACGGTGTGAGCAACTGCACCTGTCCCAAGCCGATATTCACTTCATGTCTGGCAGGGCTGAGTCGATGTTGAATGGATTCGACAACGACATCTTGAGTGACGGTGAGGGGCGCACCGGACTCGAACACTCTGGTGACGGTCAAGATGTCACCAATTTCTAGGGCTGCGATCTGTTCCTGCTGGGCGGCAGTCAACATGTTCACCAGCACCGTAGCCTCATTGAACTTCACCACCGGCTCCGAGAACCGTCCCACCAAGTTCTCAGCCAACGCCGATCCAGCAGCCTGAGTCGCCAACGGGATATCTGTCAACGAAAAGTTTTTGATCCCATACTCAGCCTGCGAAGCCGTCCCATTCGCGATGCTCGATACTGTCCCACCAGATATCTGCACCGATGCACGGTTCACCACAGTCTCAGCACCATACAGATTTGACAACGACAAGATCGGGATCGCACCCACCGCAGTCCCACCCAAACTTGCCACAGCCGTACCAAACGAAACTGACACCCGAGGATCAAACTCAAGCAACCCAGACCTGTTAGCAAACAGACGGCCATCCTCAGCAAACTGCACAGCCTGCAAAGCAGCCAACGCATTCGTCGCATCCTCATAAGCAACCGTCCCACACGTTGCCTGACCAGTAGCGATACTGCGCAACGCTGTAGACCAAGCCACCTCAGACCTGTTCAGGATGGTGTTCACACGAGCCGAAGTCAACTCCGATGAAGGAGTAAACCCAACCAAAGTGGTCTGCGATATTTGTGCCAAAGCATCAACAGCCGTGATCGCAGCCGATGACAACTGTGGTTCCGCATAATCAATGTTCATATCAAACAGATAGCCAGAGAACATTGCTGCTGTACCAGCCGAACCGCCAAACACCCGCACCTGGCGTTTCGGTGCGATACCCAATGAACCCTGATACCAATCCGAGTCAGTGTTCAACGGATCAAACTGACGGCCAGACGCTTTGTCATCTGCAACGATCGAGCAGTTGCCTGCGTTGAATGCGTCAAGTTGTGTGGCACGTCCACGATTGATGTTCACCGATGTCACATATTCGGTGATGTCCACAAAGTCTGTGGCTCCGTCTAAGACATAGTCACCGTCAAGTTCTGACGAGATACTGTCAGAGTCAAGTTCAAATTGGTCAGACACGAAGCCGACATCCAACAACACCTTGACCGTTTCCCCCCACTTCATAACCTTCGCCATCAGCCGAACGTCCCCGTGAACGGGTTCCCTCCATTGTTCCTGGCACGACGATTCAGAATGTCCTGAATCTCCTGAGCCACCTGATCAGGACTAGACACCAACCCAGCATTCACATTGATGACCGTCTGTCCAGAGTTCTGTGGGAATGTACCGGTGAACGGATTGCCACGAACCGAAGCAGGAACATCAGCAGAAACAGCCATCGGATTCGGAACACCAGCAGCAATCTTCGGATACAACTTCGCCAACTCACCCCGCTTCTCCTCAGCATCATTCAAACGCTCCTGAGCGTCAGCCTCTCGCTCAATAGCATCAGCCACAGCCTGCGAAGCATCAGCCTGCTTCTTCTTGGCCTCGTTGACCTCAAGCAAAGCATCCTTATACACCTTCGTCGTGGCAGTAGCACCAGAGATCGCCTCATCCACCAAATCATTCTTCTCAATCAACTCACCCGTCGCATCAGTCTGATCATCAATCGCATCCTTCAAAGCCAACTTCGCCTCAGCCAACGCAATCTCAGCCTCACGAACAGCCTGAGGAGAAGACTCAGGGTCTTTGCGAACCTTTGCCAACTCCAACTCGGCATCCTTCACAGCGAACGTCGACTGCTCAATCCGATACCCAGCCCGCTCAACACCACGCTGAGCCTTATCCAACGCCAACAAAGCCGCCTTAGCCTGTGGAGAATCAGCACCGAACCCAGCAGTGATCTGCGCCAAGTTCGCTTCCGCTGTAGCTAGATCAGCATCAGCCTGAGCCTTCGCCTCATTAGCCCGCTTGGAATCCTTCTGCGCCTGAGTGAAGGCCTTCTGTGCAGATGATGACGACTTCAACGCATCGGTGTACAACTTCAACTTCTCTGCCGCAGTCTTGACAGTCTTAGAAGTTCCACCAAGTTTGCCATCCAAATCACCAACACTAGAACTAGCACCCTTGATTTCGATCCCGAAAGACTTGGCGATCTGAGTCATCCTGTTCGTCTCTGCGCTCATACCTTTCTGTGCATTGGCGGCAAGATTCAAATCTGTCTTGAGATTGCGAATGACTCCCTGTTGAAGTTCAAATGCGATTCGAGCGTCATCGGCTGCCTTCTGAGTTTGACCAGGATCAGCCAACTTGAGTTCGGTTCCTGCCAAAGTATTCACAACGCCTAACGCAAGGTTCGCACCTAAACCAATAAGAGCCAAGGATTGTGTGGCTTTGTTAGCCATATCAGCAAACGATGCAGAAACAGACAGACCGATGAGTTTGGCATAGGCACCAACGATTCCAAGATTGTCAACAAAGGCAGAAAGAGCACCTCTTAAACCTCGATCACCGAAAGCATCAATCGCAGCCTGTAAAGCATTAGGCAACTTCAAAATTGAATCTTTGAATAACTCATTGTTCAAGATTGCAAAACCAATCGTTTCAACTGCCTCACCAATGACTGTGCGTGTCCGTTTCAACGCACCACCGAACGTGTTAGCAGCTGCATCAGCAGCACCACCAAACTGACCATTCAACGTGTCAAGAACAGCACCGAAATCTTTTGACTTCTTCGTCTGGTCATCAAGCGGAATACCAAGTCGAGACAACGCAGTGAACTGACCTTGGCTGGCCTTAGCCAACGCCAAAGTGACCGAACCCAAGTCTCGACCTGTTGCCGCAGAAATATCTTGAGCAGTGTTCAACAAATCCTGTGACTTAGTCAGATCACCAGTTGCACGAACCAAAGTGCCAAGCGAGTCACGCAACTCTGTGTCACTTGTGCCGGTGCGTAACTGGGTCACCGAAATATACTTCTCAGCAGAAGTAGTCAACGCCTCATTCGCACCGAAGGTGGCCTCAAGCTGACGCTGCAACTCGACCTGAGACTTCTGATCCTCAATCGCAGCCTTCGCCGCCACAGTCAACCCAGCAGCAACAGCACCAAACGCAGCAGTCGCAGCGACACCAATGCTGCTGAAACCTGGGATCAATCCACCAGTCGCCTTGTTCAGACCTTTCAGACCTGCATTGATTTTATTGAAGCCAGAAGTAGCCCTATTGGTATCTGCAAGAAACTTGACAACAAACGTGCGCTCACCAGCCATGCGCCGATTCTACTCGCATGCCCCCAACTGCTGACGCAAAGCACGAAACTCTGAAGCCATCACACGATACAAATCCTTACCTTCCAAACCAGCCCAACACGACAAATCAACAGGTTCATTCCACCAAGCCTCAGACAACAACACCGATTCATGGCGACGCGCACGAGGCTCACGAACCTGCCGAGACTTGACGGGCTTCGGTTGCTCAACAACATCCCAACTGAAATCGGTATCCAACAAAGCACCACGACCCTCATGAAACTCAAAGGTCTGATCTGGTGCATGTTGTGGAAGATAGAACAACCGTGCAGGGTCTTTCGTCTGAGGGTCACCAACAAGATTCAACCGTTGATGCAAGCCCTCCCAAACCGCCCGCCACAATGAAGCAGGCACACGCTCAGCCAAAGGCAACACCAAGTGATAGTGAGGATCATCATCATGATGCGAATAGGTTGAATACGCAAACCACTCCAACCCATCAAGCCTTGCCTCACGGAACGACTCACCGTCCATGTCCACCACCAACGCCTCAATGAACCGAACATTACGGTTGCCACGAGTCGTGTCAGGGTAGTACTCAACAGGAGACCACAAAGCCCCATCAGTCTTGGAAGCATTCTCCTCGTGGTACGACAGCAGCTCACGCAACTGATCCCACGACGAAGCCAACGGCTTCGGCTCAATCGCCTTCACATTGCTGAACAGAACTGCCATGACTACCTCCCTACCTATCAGGGTAGTGGAACCTCAGCCGAAGTCAACTATCGGGCTAGATCGTCTAGCACCTTTTGGATTGCGTCCAGATATTCGTTGGCGATTGTGGTCTTCTCTTTCCTGACCGTAGGCCAGAAGAAATACCCTGCCTTGCCTCGATGCCTCAAGAACTGCTGGGTCTTCGGGGTTCGCTTGCCACCGAACTCGGCACCAAAGAACACGTCACCCCTGGTCACCTTGCGCTTGCGAGTGCGATTGGGGCGAGATGCTGAAACAAATCCAGACTTTTCATCCAACTTGACAGTTGGAATCCGGTCACGCCTAGCCCGCATACCCTTCATCACCTCAGTGGCCTGACGGCTACGGGTGATAGAACCAGCCTCTACCTTGGCTTTGACAACAAGATTGTCAGCTACCTTCTGCGATGCAATTCGCATCTCCTTGTTGAACCGCTCATCAGCCTTCGCAGCCTTACGCAAGAACTCAGCCAAGCCCTCAATGATTATCGGATCATTTGTTGTCCGTGATGGTGCGATAGAAACTGCACCTGCTCGACCGAGGGCTGCACCAAGAAACGACATGCACCCACACTACTTCCCTAGATGAATTGCCCTCCAACGAAGATAAGCAAACATCGTGAACAACATTCTTGGCGATTCTGCCAGCAACACCGAAGGCGCGATCCCTGTCTCACAAGACAGGAACGCAATCATCCAATGGGCTGACTGATCTCCAAAGGGACGATCACGCCATCATTGGCATCTCCCAAAGACAACGACTCAATCTCAACACACCATGATTCAAAGTCAAGGCCAGTCTTCTTCAACCGATGCTCAGCATGCCAACCCAAATACGCAAGGTCAGTCAATGTGAGTTCTGTTTCAAACTTGGCAACGCTTCGATTGAACTTGCCTTCAAACGCAATGAAGTCTGGGAATGCAGCGACAATGGTTCGTGACTTGCCATCGAGCGCACTTGTAAGTTCAAGTGCAATCTTCATATATACCTCCGCAGGTAAGGGTTGTTATGTTGAAACTATGCGCCAGTGCCAGTCTTGGTGATTGCACCAGAGATTGGGTAGGTGATGCTGACAACAGCCAAGTCACCAACAGCACCAGCAACAGGAGTCCAAGACACAGGCAAAGCGTTGAACGCATACTGTGGGTTAGCAGACGAAGCAGCAGCAGTTCCGTTTGGCTTCACAGTCATTGGCACAGCAGTACCAGCAACGAACGCATCGTAGAACAACTTCTCGATCGTTGGGTAGTCCTGATGCAACTCAAGCGTGACCGAGTTGTCGATCAAGCCTTGGATGCGTGTCACAGCCGAAGAACCCATTGCTGTAGTCGCAACTTCAGCAGCAGTCGTGGACAAAGTGATTGATCCTACATACTGGGAAATATCGGTGTTAGCAGTACCGAAGGTGACTACTAC